GCGGCCAGGACAGCGCGGAACGTGCCCAGCGCATCGAGCAGTATCACGCCGAGGGTTATATCAGCGCGCGGCAGGCCGCAGCGCTCATGCCGGCCGACGCGCAGCCGTCCGCGCAGCTCGCCGAGACCGTACGGCAGGCGTTGATTGGGACCGAGCGAGAGTGAGGTATTTGTCGGTTTGCAGCGGCATCGAGGCGGCGACGGTCGCTTGGCGTAGACTGGGATGGACAGCTGTTGCATTTTCCGAGGTCGACGCTTTTCCGTCCGCCGTGCTTGCGCACCGTTTCCCCAATACGGCCAACTGGGGCGATATGGAGAGTTTTCATGAATGGCCCGCAGCAGATGTCGATGTTCTCGTCGGAGGAACCCCGTGCCAGTCATTCTCGGTCGCAGGATTGCGGCGCGGCATGGCTGACCCACGAGGCAACCTCACACTCACCTATCTTGCCATCGCTGAACGCTATCGCCCCCGCTGGCTGGTCTGGGAAAACGTGCCCGGTGTCCTGTCAGCAGATGGGGGACGGGCGTTTGGCGCCTTCCTCGGAGGGTTGGAAGAACTCGGGTATGGGTGGGCCTACCGGACGCTTGACGCTCAATACTTCGGCCTCGCCCAGCGACGCCGCCGTGTGTTCGTTGTCGCAAGTGCTCGAGGATGGCCCGCTGCCGGATCGGTACTTTTTGAGTCCGAAAGCCTGTGGGGGGATTCTGCGCCGAGCCGAGAAGCGGGGGAAAGCCCTGCCCCCAGTCTTGCAGCACGCACTCGCGGCGGTGGCGGACTCGGAACCGACACTGAGTTAGACGGCGGATTGATCCCAAGCACGTCGTTCGTCACGTTCGACACGTCGCAAATAACGAGCAAGACCAACCGGAGCCAGCCTCAAAGCGGCGACCCATGCCATCCGCTTGTGGCGCAGGATGACGCCCCGACCATCGCATTCCACAACCGCCAGGACCCGGACATTTCCGGCGACGTGACGCACCCGCTCGGGGCGAAGGACAACGGGCACGCGGTGGCGTTCAACGAATCTCAGAGCGGGGTCCGAGAAGGAGGGCCGCACCCAACGATTGACGCGAACAAGGGGACGCGACGCATGGAGGGCGTGCGCCAAGGCATGTCCGTTCGCCGCCTCACGCCCCGCGAATGTGAGCGCCTCCAGGGGTTCCCTGACGATTGGACAGCCGTTCCGTACCGAGGCAAATCCGCCGAGGCGTGCCCGGATGGCCCGCGCTATAAGGCGCTCGGTAATTCCATGGCGGTGCCGGTCGTGCGGTGGATCGGTGAGCGGATCGCGGAGGTAGATAGTGAATTACAATATAGTGAGGGGGAAAGCAATGACACCAAAGAATAAACTAACCGGCCGCCGTGACGAGATCGCCGACGCCCTGCGCGCCGGCGCATCCTATGGCCAAGTCGCGGCCCGGCTGGGCGTCGACAAGAAGGCGATCTATCATCACGCGAAGCGCATGGGCATCGACTCTCAGCACTACGCGAACACCGGCACCGCAGTCGTCGAAATCCGCGGCGAGCGGCTGTGCCTTAATGAAGTGGCGCACCGCTACGGGATCTCGTCGACGACGCTGTATTACCGCTACGTCGCCGGCGACCGCGGCGAGCGTTTGATCCGGCGCCCGCAGGCGCAGGTCGTGCCGTCAGTCTACGAGCTGGGGCTGTCCGTGGCCGACTGGGATTGGGTCGCGGAAATCGGGCGCAAACTGGGCGCGCGCCGCGCACGCGATACCCTGGCGCTGCCGCAGGGCGCGATCAGCGCCGCGATGCGGGGCGAATACGAGCGGCTGGACTGACGACGGAGCGCCGATGAGTGACGAAAATCTACCGCCCTACAAAGCAGAAGCGATCGACGACCTGATCCCGTATGCGCGCAATGCCCGAACGCATAGCGATGAGCAGATCGCCAAGATCGCGTCGAGCATCCGCGAGTTCGGCTTCCTCAATCCTGTGATCGTCGACGGCGAAAGCGGCATCATCGCCGGGCACGGGCGCGTCATGGCGGCCCGTAAGCTGGGCATCGATACAATCCCGACCGTCGAAGCGAGCCATTTAACCGAGGCGCAGAAGCGCGCCTACATCATCGCCGACAATCGGCTGGCCGAAGATGCTGGCTGGGACAATGATGTTCTCGGCATCGAGTTGAGCGAGTTGCAAGATGACGGCTTCGACTTGCAGCTAACAGGTTTCAACGACGACGAGATTAACCAGCTTTTGGCGCGCAATGACGCCACGGGCGAGGGCGACACCGACGAGGATGACGCACCCGAGGCACAAGATGGGCCGGCCACGACGCAGTACGGCGATACATGGCTGCTCGGCAAGCACCGTGTCCGTTGCGGGGATGCGAAAAACGTGGATGTTTGGGACGACTTACGAGTCGGAGATAAGTTCGCGTGCGTAACGTCGCCACCCTATAATCTGGCGGGTGGAGCAAAATGGCGGTCGGGCGACAGGGGCAAGCAACAGAATGCGTATGATGACTATTCCGATGACGTGAGTGAGCAGGAATATCAAGATATGCTGCAATCCATTACCAACATGGCACTTGCGTATTGTTCGGCTGCGGCGATCAACGTCCAGCCTCTTGCTAAAGCCAAGCGCCCGCTTCTTCGTTGGCTGGACAAAAACGCCGATCATGTCGTTGACATTCTGACTTGGGACAAGGGCGCAGCCGCGCCGCAAATGCAGGCGGGCGTATTGGCGTCAAGGTATGAATGGCTGGTGTTTTTAAGCAGCCGATCCCCAGCGTCCAGGGTGATTCCGCTGTCGTCATGGAAAGGGAAATACCAGTCAGTATATTCCGCCCCACCGCAAAAGGATCACACATACAGCAGTATTCATGCTGCGACATTTCCCGTTCATCTGCCCCAGTTCATCATTGGCGACTTGATGAACAAAGCGCGGGGCGTTGTTGATCCGTTTATGGGCACAGGGACCACGCTAATTGCCGCTGAAAAGCTTGGCCGTGAATGCCGCGGAATCGAGTTGTCACCCTCCTACTGCGACGTGGTCGTGAAGCGGTGGCAGGACTTCACCGGCCAACAGGCAAAGCGCGAAGCTGATGGCATGACATTCAACGAGGTTGCCAATGGCGAATCGAGCGCATAAACCGACGAACGAGCAACGCGCGCAAGTCGAAGCCCTCGCCGGTTACGGCATTCGCGAGGACGAGATCGCGCGCTACATTGGCGTAGCCCCCAAAACGTTGCGGCGGCACTACGATAATGAACTCAAGCTAGGTACGACGAAGGCAAACGTTCAGGTCGCGCGCCAGCTACATCAGAAAGCGATGGAGGGCAACGTGTCCGCCTCGATATTTTGGTTAAAGGCGCGCGCCGGCTGGCGCGAGAAGCACGAGATTAGCGGACCCGAGGGCGGCGAGGTTCCGGTGTCGCTGAAAGTCGAGTTTGTGAAGCCAACGACGGGCGACGAGTCGGACGATGGCGAGTGAAGCGCCGACGAAAGAACACAGGATTCAACTGCCGAGCGCGTTTCAACCGCTTTTCCGGCCCGCGCGTTACAAGGTGTATTACGGCGGGCGCGGCGCGGGGAAGTCGTGGGCGATGGCGTTATCACTGATTGTCCAGGGTGTACAGGAGCGCCATCGGGTACTCTGTACCCGCGAGTTTCAATCGTCGATCCGCGACTCCGTGCACGCGCTACTGACGCGGCAGATCGAATTGCTCGGCCTCACCAGCTTCTACCAGATCACCCGCGACTCGATCGTGGGCGTCAACGGTACGGAGTTCATCTTCGCCGGCCTGCGCCGCAACATCGACACGATCCGCTCAAAGGAAGGCGTCACGCGCTGCTGGGTCGAGGAAGGGCAGCGCGTATCCGAGGAATCCTGGTCGGTGCTCATCCCGACGATCCGCGAGCACGGCTCCGAGATTTGGGTCAGCTTCAACCCCGATCAAGAGGACGATCCCACCTACCGCCGCTTCGTCAGCACGACGCCGCCCGACTCCGTCGTGCGCTTTGTTTCGTGGCGCGATAACCCATGGCTCACGCCGGAACTCGCCCGCGAGCGCGACCATCTGGCCGAGGTCGATCCCGACGCCTATGCGCACGTCTGGGAGGGGCAATGCCGCCAGCACAGCGACGCGCAGGTACTCCGCGGGCGCTGGCGCGTCGACTCGTTCGAGCCGGCCGACGACTGGCACGGCCCCTACTTCGGCGCCGACTGGGGCTTCGCCCAAGACCCGACCGTACTCGTTCGCTGTTGGCTGTCCGAGGACCGCACCGTGCTCTACATCGACCGGGAAGCCTATGGCGTCGGCGTCGAGATATCGGACACGCCAGCGCTGTTCGAGCAGGTGCCCGGCGCCCGGCAGCACCGGATCCGCGCCGACTCCGCGCGCCCCGAGACTATTTCGCACGTGCGCAAATCCGGCTATCGTATCGAGGCAGCGAAGAAGTGGTCGGGCAGCGTCGAGGACGGCGTTGCGTTTTTGCGCTCGTTCCGCGAGATAGTCATTCACGACCGCTGCCCGCACGCGATTGAGGAAGCGCGGCTGTACTCGTTCAAGGTCGACCAGCTCACCGGCGATGTGAAGCCGCAGATTGAGGACCGGCACAACCACATCTGGGACGCGGTACGCTACGCTTTGCAACCGCTGATCCGGCAGCGTTCCGGCCCGATGATTGGGAGAGCATAGATGCGGCTATTGCCCCGGCTGCGACGCAGCCAACCCGCGCCCGCCCCGACCAGCACCGGCGGCGAGGTCGAGCAAAAATCCTTCCGCCTGCCCGATCTGCTGCGCCGCGTCACCGGCAGCGCGCCGGTGTGGCGCAATTGGAGCACGGAGCACGCCTACCGCGAGGGCATGACCCGCAATACGTGGCTCTACGATGCGGTCGAGATCCGCCGCAAGTCGGTAGCCTCCGTTCCGTGGCATGTCGAACGCCGCAACGCGGAGGGCGAGTGGGAGCGCGTCCCCGATCACCCACTGCAAGCGCTGCTCGACGAGCCCAACCCCGAGTTCACGCAGCGCCAGATGATCGGGCGCTTGGT